GAATGGTTGGCCATCTGTCTGTAGCAGCGGTAAGATCGAAGCTGTAAAGCTTAAATCCCCTCTGCGACCAGAGACTGATCAGTTTTACTATTTTGGTTTGATTCCAAGTTGCATCACCTCTCATTATTCTGAAGTGCTTCATCAGCACATCATGAAGTGGGAGGAGAACACTCTGGATCCACCAATTTAGGATATAAACTAATCTAGTCTTTCCTGCTGGTGCTGGAATGAACTCTAATTTAGCTACTACCATTTTATTCGGTCGTGCCTTAGGCCATTTCAAGAAAGAAAGGTCAATATTAGGATCCGTAATCTTATTTAGGCAATTATCGTAGCTCTCTCGCAACCAGGAATTCGGGCCATAGATTAAATCAATGATTTGATCGAAGGTCCATCTTCCAAAGTTACAAGAAGAGATACTGATAAGATCCTGAATTTGACTTACGGCGGAAGGTCCATTAGGACCTCCCTTTATCGTAATATTAACATTAACTTTACTTGGAATTAGTTTAGGACACGCAATACGACAGAATTTCTCGAATTCTCTAAGGGTTTCATCCCCTAAAGATCCGGTAAATTTGTCCTCAATGGTAGCTATATTCTTGGTATCAGGACTGAGTACAGTTGAATAAACTGTATTCGGGATATACAATGCTATATTTGGTTATTTATTGATAAACTTCTCTAGGGTACTCAACTTTGTTGGTATTCCAGACTGTTTATTAACCTTAGTCCAAATTCCACCTAGGTCGTATGACACCTTTGGATGTCCTACTGCATAGTGTCGGCAACGATGATTGGTTTGTGCCAACATCTTTGTAGCCTGTATTAAACCATGATTCAAGACTAGTTTATCTTTGAATAGGTTATATTCTATTAAAGCTAGCCTTGATAGCTTTTGCTCCACAGCAAAACTCTCAAGGAATCGTGCTGATGACCCTTTCGCCCTCAACTTAACGTTGTGTGGCATAATGGTTATTATTAGGTTATTAACCTAGTATTGCGTTCAGCCTTAAAGGGCTTGCCAATAACTGGGTCGGCTACGGTATCGTAGGGAGCAGAAAGGCCATTTGTCAGCCTTCCGGGAAACCTGGAAGTTCTGCAACGCCTTCTGTTCTTGTGGAACGGAGAGCCATTTGTCAGTCTTCTAGAGAACTAGAAGGTCTGCAACGCTTTCTGTCACTACAAGCCTCGCCATCACCTCCTCACTTGGGAGCTGAGGAAGCGAGCCTAG